GCCAAGGGTCGCCAGGCAAAGATGGACTGGCTGCGCGGGCGACTGGCGGGGATCCAGGGCGACATCCGCGACAGCTTGCGTGATGCAGCCGCTCCGCTGAAGCGGATCAAGGCTGAGGGTGATGCACTGACTCGCAAGTGGGCACGGCGCAGGGCGCGAGACATCGCGCAATCGACCGGCAAGGGCGCGATGGCTGATGTTTCGCGCAGCATTCTCCGCGCAGTACCACCGCAAGAGATCAAGGCTGCCAGGGCAATCATCGCCGGCCGGGCGCGTCGTGCCGCTGCCGCTGCTGCACGTGGCAGCAAGCCTGCCGCCAAGGCACAGGCCATCTACGATCGCCAGCTGGCACCGGTGCTGCCGAAAGGCAAAGGGAAGGGCAAGAACAACCTCCGCCCCGGACCGCGCAACGCAAACGGGCAGCCGCCAACGCGCCGCCGTCGCAGCCGAAAGCCTAAGAGCTGAGCGGCAACCTGTGGCACCCCACCACGGCATCACATGCCATCGCTGCCTTTTGTCGTCGCGCCAAAGCGCGAGACACGCATCATCTCTGCAACCGTCAACGGTGAAGATTGCAGCATCGAGTTCCCGGTCTTTGGCTCAATCCTCGCCGGTGAAGCAATTGCAATCCGTGAACACGAATATCAGGCCGTTGTTTATCGCGAGACATCACGCCTGGCTGATGCCCTGGTCGCTGAAGGGATGGAGGAAACCGAAGCGCAGCGGCGTGCCATCCGCGTCCTGTCAACCAGGATGGGCATCACGCTGCCACTCGGACCCGGTGAGCAGCGCATCATGCTGAGGCACGCTGATCTCGTCGCTCGGATTCAGTCTGCGCTCGCTGCTGAGTTCGAGCTGCAGAAGCTCCGCACGGTCACCGCCGCAATCGCGAATCGTCTGCCAGGGTGTCGTGAATGGACCGATGATGATTCGATCACGCTGCCGGGCCCTGTGCGTGATGCGATCCTGGCGTTCATCGACGCCGAGCGCAACGCCAATCGGCCGCAGAAAACTCAGGAGGAGCTGGAGGAAGAGATGGTTGAAACACTGGGAAAGCTCGATCCGGACAGCCGCCAGCTGCCATCGACTGGGCCGGACTCTACTGGCGATGCCGCCAGCTCTGGCCAGCTGCTCCTGAGTTCCACCCCGAGCGATTCGCCAGACTCACCGTCGCCTACATCATCGAAGCGATCGAAGAAGGTGAGCGTTGGCTGAACCAGCAGTTGCACTGGCATGAACTGCCGGTTGCAGCGCTCGCCAGGCTCACGCACAGCATCAACAGCAGCGGCAGCAATGCGACGCCACCACTGGCTGACTTCTGCTTCTTCCGGCAGGACCGGCCCGGTGAACGGCCACCATCGGAAGCTGGTGCAGCGATGCTCGCGCTGATCGCCGCGGAGCAGTTCCCAGGCTTCGCGCTGGCGTTCTACGAACCGTTGTACCAGGCCGGGCAGAACCAGCCGCCGCCGGCTTCACTGGCACTGGTGGCCGACGATGCGATCCTCCTGGCGCCACGGCAGACCGCACAGGGCTGGGAGGGATTCCTCATTGCGGAACACACGGCAGCGGATCAGCCACGGGTGTTTCATCATCCTGGTGATCCGCAGCCGATCGCGACGCTGCACGTGCCGCCCGCTTCTGGAGGAGCGGCAGCAGTGTGGGCGGAGGAAGCTGCATCTCTGACCACTCGGCAATCTCGGCTCGCACCCTGACACTCGCCAGCTCAGCTTCGGTGATGCTGGCGAAATACCCGAGGGACCAGTACCTGCCGCCCCACCAGACGCGTGCCTGAAACGGCCGCCGCTTCACATGCGGGCAGTAGCAGACACCACGCGGGTAACAGCTCACGGATTACAGCGACAGGCTGCGGCAAGGTTTCCAGCTGTTCCCTAAGCCGTTTCGGCGGCTTGCAGTGACACGGCCCGCTGGTAGGGACGCATGCAGTCCCTTCCGTGGCTCAGAACTACAGCCAGGCCTATGGCTTCAATTTCTACGTGGTGCCGTTGCTGAAAGGCGCCATCGACTTCTCCGAACTGGACAACGGCCTGTCCGGCTTCATCGATACCAGCGCTGTGCTCAGCAACACTGCTGCCGTGGTCAAGACCGGCAGCGGCAGCACGCTGAAGATCGCCCATGGCATTGCTAAGACCGTCACCAAGGCAGCTGTGGCAAGCAATGTCGCCACGCTGACCTTCGTTGCAGCGCATGGCATCAGCCAGGGCGCCACGATCACCGTGACGGGTCTGCCGACTGCATTCGCTGCGCTCAATGGCGTTCGCACCGTGACCGCTGTGACCACCACCAGCCCGTTCACGCTCTCATTTGCGCTGACCACCGGCAACATCGCGGAAGCAACGGTGAGCACCGGCAAGGTGCTGGCCGATCACCTGTTGCTGGATGGCACCGACAGCCCGATCCGCCTGCTGGGTCTGACCAATGCAGCACCGAGCGAGACGGAAACGGAGGAGACGTTCCAGACCTACGACAACGAGCAGAAGTCGTTCGAGACCAGCATCGCCACCGGCAAGGGGTTCAGCTTCAGCATTGAAGGTGTGACCGATCACCGTGATGCGGCCTATCAGCTGTTGCGGATCTGCTCGAAGGAGAGCGTGACTGAGGGCCTGATGGTGAAATATGCCCGGGTCGGCCCTGTGGGCTTCACTGAAGCCACCTACGGTTACGGAAGGTTCACCGGGTTCGATGAGACCCCGCCCGCTGGCGGCATCGTCAAGTGGAGCAGCACCCTGAAAGCGTACGGGCGCTACGAGCTCGACTTCACCACCTGATCAGCAGGGACCGGCGGCCCCGGTGGCTTCGGCTGCCGGGGCTTTGCTGTGACCCGGCAACCTGTCGCATGACCCTCCCCGCCACCGCTCAGGAGATCTATGACCTGCTGGTCGGCGACGAGGCGATCAGCGATGCACTGGGCACCTACACCCTGCCTGGTGGTGGGGTGCTGCCGAGCGGCACGATGACCGGCGGGCTGGAGATCACGATCACCGCGGTGCCGGGCTACGGGCCCCAGGCGCTGCTGACGTTCGAGACGCTGCTGCGACCCACCTGGCGGATCTATGTGATCGCCTGGGGCGCACTGGGTGGCATGCAGGCAGTGGTGGAACGTGTGATCGCCCTGCTGCCTGGTGCAACGGCATCCAGCATCACGGGCGATGCACCGGGTGAAGGCATCGGCGTGATCGATCAGACGGTGATCACCTGGATGAATCCCTGCGCGGTGATTGAAGCATGAGCGACTTTACAGTCAACGTTGGTGGCGACTTCACAGAGCTGCTGAATGGCTTCAAGCAACTCAGCACTGAGGCCAAGACCGTCGGGGACAAGATAGAAAATGAGCTTGGCGGTGCATTCGGCAAGCCGAAACAGGATATTGATTCACTGATCAAAGAGATCAACAGGCTCAAGACGATCCAGGCCAAACTTAGCGTTGATGCCAAGGAATACGAAAATGCGCAGAAGCAGATCGAAGCACTGAGCAAAGAGCTCGATGACCTGAAGGGGTCCAAAGTCAGCCTTGATATTGACGAGAAGTCCACCCAATCCATCGGCCTCCTGTCCGGCGCTGTCGCTGGCATCTCAGCAGCGCTGACCGATATGGCCGTCAATGCCATCGGCAACGCGGCAGGTGCGGTGCAGAATCTTGTCACCGACTTCGGCAAGCTCGACACCGAAATCCGCAAGGCATCCGCTGCCAGCGGCGAGGCTGGAGCCTATGACCGGCTGAGCGCCGCCATCGACAAGGTCGGCATCGATGCCGCCGGCACGCAGCAGGAAGTCGCCGCGCTGGCGACAGAGCTCGTCCGTGGTGGCCTGACTGTTGATCAGGTCGAGAAAAGCCTTGGTGCGATCGTTCGCGGTGCAGAAGCCACCGGGACCAGTTTCGACTCCATGGGTTCAGTGGTATCCGCTGCGCTCGTCACCTTTGGCCTGGATGCCAGCAAGGCAACTGATGTCGTTGACACGTTGGTGACCGGCGCCAATGCCAGCGCTACCAGTGCCGAAGGCATGGGGAATGCATTCAAGCTGGCCGGCCCTGTGGCCAAGCTGCTAGGTGTTGACGTTGGTGAGCTTGGCACTGCTGTCGGCCTGCTGGCCAATGCAGGCATCGATGCATCGGAGGCAGGCACCACGCTGCGCAATGGATTGTCAAAACTGGGTGCTGCAGCACCAGGTGCCAGTGAAGCGCTGAAGGGCCTCGGTGGCCAGTCGGCCGATGCCGCTAAGGCGGTGCAGGATCTGGGGCTGGATATTTACAACACCGATGGGACGCTGAAGCCCATGCGGACAACACTGCTGGAAATCAAAGATGCCTTTAGCGGGTTAAGCAAGGCTGATCAGCTCAAGCTGGCCGCCAAGCTGTTCGGTGGTGAAGACGACGGCGCCAAGTGGCTGGCATTGCTAGATCAGAGCGAGGAAAATATCAATAAGATGGCCGACGCCATGGACAATGCTGGCGGTGCCGCTGATAAGGCACGCGGGCAGATGGCCGGCTGGGAGATGGCCGTCAATCAGCTCACCGGAACGCTCGGCTCCATCGGTAACACCATCGGCGGTGTGGCTGCTGCAGCACTGCTGCCGATCGTCAATGCGTTCAACAGCATCGCCGGCGCCGTTGCCGGACTGCCGACCGGCATCAAGCAATTCACCGCTGCCCTCGTCCTCGCTGGTGGTGCAGCCACCGCGGCACTCGTGGGCCTGACTGCGCTCAAGCTGGCGTTCGATGCAGCGGCAGTGAAATCCTTTGCGCTTGCGATCGGTCAAACCGCTATCGCGCTGCAGGGAACACTGATCAGCGGCATCACTGCCGCCAGTACCGCCATTCCGCCACTGCTGGTGCAGCTGAATGCACTTGGCGCTACCAGTGTCGGCACGGCGATTGCATCACTGGGAACCGCACTCAAAACAACGCTCTACAACGGCATCCTCGCGGCCACCTCAGCATTTGTAAAGTTCACGCTTGCGGTTCTGGCGTTTGACTTCGCGAAGATCGGCACAGCAATCTCCACCTTTGCAGGAACCTGGGGAGGGCTGACGCTCGCAACCGCCGCGACAGCAGCAGCAATCGGCACGTTTGTCTACATCCTGGGCCAAGCCAACAACGTTAGTAACACCTATAAGCCAACGCAAGAAGCGATGAACGATGTCATCGCAAAGATGGGAGATTCATTCAAGCAGTCGGGAGATAAGGCTGATGAGTCAAAGACAAAGGTCAAGAACTGGTTCCAGATGGGCCGTGAGGAGCTGGCGCAACTTCGCGCCATGCAGGAGTTCGAGACGCTGCAGGGCAAGATCACCGATGTGCAGATGGCTGCCAAGGGGTTCTACGATTCTATTAAAAGCATCACGACAGCGACCCAAGAACAGGTCACCGAAGGCAAGAACTTCATCACATCATTGCAAACCACCAGTGACCTGGCAGGCAAAGCAGAACAATCTCTTCGCGCACAGGCGCAAGCCGCAAAGGATGCCGGTGATCCAAATCTGGCGAATGATCTACTCAAGCAAGCCAATGTCCTGAAGCAGGAGCAAGAGACAACGGACAAGCTGGTGGAAGCCCTCAGCAAAAAGCTGGGACTGAGCAAGGAAGATGTAGCCAAACTGCAGGAGTACCAAAGCAAAGCCGACATCGCAAAGCAAGAAGCCGATGCACTAAAGGAACAGGTAGCAGCAAAAGAACAGATTGCTCGGTACGACGCTGCTGCGCCAGAACGTGACACATCAGCCCAGCTGGCAGTTGCCAACCAGCTGCTCACATTGACGCAGCAGATCTCTGCAGCAGAGCAGTCGCGGTTTGACATCATCCGCAGCGGCCTCAACTTCGAGCTGCAGAAGATGCAGGAAAAGGGCTTTAGCGAAGAAGCCATGGCCGCCAAGCGCAAAGAGATTGAGGCCGTGGACAAGGCCGCACTGTCCGCTCGCTACGTCGCCCTGCAGGCGGAGCAGACCCTGCAAACCGCCATCCTGGCGCTGCAGCAGAAGAAGGCGCTGATTGATGCTGACCTCACAATCTATGATCTCAGGAATGAGAAGCTAGCCAAGGAAAAAGAGCTGCAAACTGAAACCAACGATAAGGTTAAAGAGAAAATTGGCGCGCAGATTGAACTGATCGACCGCCAGATCGCCGGTGCTCAGCAGCAAAAGAACCTCCTGACCGAACTGGAGCCACTGCAAAATGCTGTCGCTGCTGCGCAGGGCGAAATTGCCCGCAATGCACTGCAGTCCGAAGCAAGAATGAAGGGCTACAAGATCGCTGCCGACGGCTCCCTGGTGGCCGTCGATGGCCTCGCTACGGCCATGGAAGGCGTCACCACCGTGTCCAGTGACAGCGCCGATGAGCAGGATCGCTACCGGCGCATCGCAGAGCAGTCCGGTATCGCAATCGGTAAAGCCGCCGATGGCGCGCTGGTCCTCGGCGACAACCAGAAAGACGTCAACAATGCCGTTAAGGCGATGAACACCGCGCTGGACAAGGCAAAGACCGGATTCGAGGATGCTGCTGCAGGCGCAGACGACACAAGCGGCGCCGCAGGTGACATCAGCGGCAATCTCGACAATGCCGCTGGTGGTGCTGACAGCATCGCCGATGCATTCACCAAAACAGACAAGTCTGCACCGTTGGTGCAAGGTTCGCGCGACTTCGCCGGCTGGATGAGTGCAGCCAAGGACTACGCCGAATCGATTCGTGGCTTCAACCTGGATACGCTGATGCAGAACGTGCGTGATCGAACCCAGGAGGCAGCAGGCGCAGCCAAGACCTTCTACGACTGGCTGGCGAAGGCTGCAGCCCTCCCCGGCTCTCGCTGGACCGGTGGCCCCGTCGAAGCTGGCGAGTCCTACCGCATCAACGAGCTCGGTCAGGAGGCCTTCCTCTCGGCAGGCCGCCTCAGCTTGATCAACGCACCGCAGAACGCCATCTGGCGCGCACCCTCGAGCGGTGTCGTCATCCCCGCTGGCATCACCGCACGGCTGCAGGAGACCGGCGCCATACCCGGCATTGGTGGCATCGCTTCCCACACCGGCACTGCAGAACTGGCGATCGAGATCGGCAAGCTCAGGCAGGAAGTGGGCGAACTGGCGCGGCGGCAGTGGAACATCAACGTCAGCCATCGCACAGGCCCCACCGGCAGCCAGGTGTTGCGCACCCTGCAGCAGCTGAGGTGACCTGATGGCCATCACCGTCGGCGGCCTCACGATCCGCGCCCTGCAGGACTTCCCCTTTGCTCACGGCGGCGACAGCCTGTCGGGTCGTACCGCACGTCGCTGGCCGGTGAAGGCTGTCCTCACTCCTGCCGACTGGCTGACACTCGACGGCATCTACTCCACCTGGCGGGCCGCACGACTGGCCGATCAGGACACCATGGTCAGCCTGGCGATCGGCAGCACCGTCAGCACCAGCGGCACCGTCTGGGGGATGAGCTGGTCCAATGTGCCAGCCTGGTTCTCTGCACCGCCGACACCGGCCAGCACCGGCTCGATGGTGTCAGTCAGCTTCGAGCTGGTCGATGCCACGCAGCAGCTGGCCGTCATGCTGCGCGAGCAGGAGATCGGCACCCAGGTCTCCGACAACGAATCCACCTACGGCACCCTCTCGGTTGGTGGACTGACGCTGAACCTCACCGCCGAGGTGCCAGGCTTCGATGGCGGACCGACGATGGAGCTGGCCGGTACCGGCACCCATGTGATCCGCGGGCCGCTGCTGGCGACCAAGGTGCGGCGTGTGCAGGGCTGGACGCACACCGCCGCCGCTGATGACACGATCCGCAGCTGGTTTGAAACCACGATCGCCACCACCCCGGCGGTTGGATCCTGGTTCCCCGTGACGCCACCCACAGTGGAGCAGACCCCGGTGATCGTCGCCGGTGCTCGGGTGACGCGGTATCTGATCAGCCTGGAGTTGAGGCAGGTGCGATGACCGTTGACCTTCGCGCACACGTTGCGACTGACCTGGGCATCTGCGTCAGCGGTGATGTCGGCACCAATCACATCTCAGATCGCTCCGGGTTGATCATGACCCAGGGTCGGCTGATCTTTGATGGAATCGTCACACCACCACGCGGGACGCTGATCAGCTTCCTGGTGGTCTGCCCGCAGACCGGCACGGTGTCACGATTCCCCAAGCCGCTGCGTGTGATCCGCTCAACATATCAAGCGCAAGATCGACTCTCTGAAGTGGAGGTTGGCTGCCGGCTGACCTTGATGAAAGATCGCAAAGATGAGGTGCAGTATTTCGCCAGGATGTACCCACCGCAGTGGTACGAAGAGCAGACAGAAGATGAACGTAGGATTGCACCGATCCCGATTCATTCTGGGCAGCTGTTGGCGCATTGCTGCCAGATGATCGGGATAACAATCGCGCCGTCAAGCGCGTCTCTCTATTTTTCGTTCCTGAAGTCCGAGATTGATCTCTCGGCTGGTTACGTCACCATCATCGGTGAACTGATCCGCTCCCATTGCTGCTTTGGGCGATTGCTACCTGATGAGAAGCTGCAGATCGTTCCATTGCAGTTTAACGTCGGTGGCAAGGGGCCAATCCTCACGGCGGATAACCTCGTCAGCATTGAGCCGATCACCGGTGGCACTGAACCGCCGGACAAGTACATCGTCAGGTATCGAGCAGCGGAGCGCACAATATGAGCTCAGACTGGACCAGAAGCGAAACGATCTCACCGCCGGATGAGATTACCCTGAAATGGAAGACAGAGAACGGCGAAGAAAAAGAAGTCGATCTGCAGAGCACCACCAAAAGCGCCAGCACCAGCAATTACCAAACGTTCATATACGTCAACGCGGAAGGCAAAGAGCAGGCCCAGGACATCATGGTGTCCAAAATTGACGAGAAGATAACAACCATCGCTTCGGTGAACGGATCGTATGTGACCGAACGATTGAAATATGGCCTGTCGCTACCGCCTGGCGATGCGCTCACCAGAAGCGAATCAACCTATGAGTATGTAGCCACCACCGAAGGGATGGTGAAGATCAGGGAGACGACAACGGATTATATCTCTATGATGCAGTTCGCGGGTGGTCTCGCGGTTGCAAACTATAGTTTCTTGACAAAGAATGGCAACACGACGACGCGAATATGGCATGATCCAAGCCTTGACCTGATACCTTCGCAGACAACAGAAATCGTTTACGAAACAATCAAGACCTTTTCAGGTCGCGAGATGACACGGCAATCGACCAGCCGCTGGATCAGCCGTGGCTTGACGCAGGAATGGCAGCAGGCTTTTGGCGGGATAGCCAAAGCTAGGTTATTTACAACTGCAGAGAAACTGCAGGCTGGGATCGAGTCGATGCTTTCGTTCGTCTTCGAGGGTACGGAGGTGCAAATCAGCATCGGCCGTGCCCCGGTAGCAGAGAAGCCATCAGATCAGGAACTTGCCGCCAGTGATGTTCTTAACGGCAACGATACCGATATTGCAGAAAGCGATCTCTGGTCTGGCCGGTCCCCAACCGATGTCTTTGGGAACGATCTTGGATGGCCTGCCTTTGTTCCTGGTGGGGCGAATGGCGACTGGCAGAAATACGCTAAGGATAGCAACGGCGACGGCGAGCCAGACTGGCAGGACTATGTTCCGCAAAGCTACGAAGCATGGGAGCCAGATTCTGACAATGATGGTACGCCAGACTGGGTGGAGAACAACACCGATCCGCCATGGGCACCATATGTGCCAGATGACGATGGCGATGGCATCCCAGATTGGCAAAACTACGTCGACGATAACAACGGCGACGGTCAGCCCGATTGGCAGGACTACACACCAATCGGAAGCGAGTTCAGCACTGCCGATAAGGAATACAACGGTACCAGCTTTACCGTTGACGGTGAACGCTCTATCAACGGCATCGCAGTTTACAAAGATGGAACCTACAACCCTTCCGACTTGACGGTCACGGCGACGTATGAAATGCCGTTCGCTCCAGATGATCGGTACGAATATGTCAAGAGTATTCCAAAGCTGTTGAGCGGTGGCGCTACCGCTGCCGCGATCAAGTTCGGCCAGACCGAGGTCGCGCTCGATTTCGGCCATGCCTTCGGTCATAACATTGTCACGGGCTGGAATGAGATTCCAACCCTGGATATGTCGACCGTCTACGTTCGGTTTGCAGGTATCGAGGGTGCGTTTTACACAGATTCTGTGTCCTATGCCTGGGGGCCTGAGGGCATGGTTGTCAGCAGCGACCTGATGCTCATCGGTGTCTGCGGATGGTATGGCAGCGTGCAACCCACCAGCAGCTGGTTGCGGGTGCCGATCCCCGTCTCGAGTCTGCCGCAGGTCGGTAGCGCTCAGACGAGCACGGCAGCCAAGGCCAATACCATCGCCATCCCGAACGGGTTTGACATCCGCAACCCGGGGCCGACCTTGGCGCTGCTGCCGAACACGGGAACCGATACCTTTGCGGTGTGGCGAAACAATCAACCGCTGGTATCACCGGCGCTGCAGTTTGATGAGTTCAAGATTCGCACCGGCCCACGACTGAAGGTCAAGGAATACCCCTATGCGTTGACGCTGTCACCCGAGACGGCGGTGATGGCATCCGGCCCGTTGGCGGAGCTGCAGGAACTGACGGCGTTGCAGCTCCCCGCTGCTGTCATCAGCCTGCAGGGC